GCAGATCCTTTTACAGATACTCCTCCAGTGTATGCACTTTTCTCCCAAGTATCACCTATGTTGCCCTTAGCTGTATAGTCACCGCTTTTACCTACGATGTGTTCTTCATGTGTGTGATCAACCATAATATTCTCCTTTATTTCTTTTTAAATAATCCAATAGCGCTAGATCCAGCCTTAATGCCAAAGCTCGCAGAAATCGCAATGTATAACAAATTATGATAATACGACGGCAGGTCTTGAAGTGCAATAAACCCACGATGCACGTGTTCTTGTAAAGGCGTGAAAACTAAAACGGCTGGAAGAAGTAGAACAATTAATGCTACCTCATCTTTCCACGACCCTTTCATTTGATCGACAGCGCTTTGCTCCCATGCAACTTTACCAGCTATCTGGTCTTCTTTAAGTTTCTGTGTTGCTTTGATTGTTGTTAATTTTAATTCTTGTTTTGCTTTCTTTGTTTCTACAAAACCCTTGACGCCATCAGCGACGACGCCAAGTAAAGGTTTTGCTAGTAATTGCCATACCATAAATTCTTTTTATATTGCTCCAATTATAATGATTACGATTATAGCCACAATTCCAGCTTTAATCCAGTCTTTCATGCTCCAATCAGACCATTCTTTCAAATGATCCCATAGATCTTGTAAAAGTTTCATAGAAACCTCCTATTAAAGAACATATTTTTATACTTATTTTTAAGTGAAAACAACATTTACATTAACTCTTATATGGGCATTTGTTTGTGAAACACTCCGATGTTTAAGATTTCCGTTAAAAATATAGGCTTGATTCGCTACAGACGGCATTTTTGACCCGTCTTCAAATTCTGTATATCCATTATTAGTATTTAAACAATACAACAAAATTTTATGCTCCATAGGCATATCAGTGTGAAAATTATGTTTATCTTGTCTTCCTGTGTTTGTGTATAGATTAACCTTTATTCGATGAATAAAATTATAATTTAATCTACCTAAAATAGGACCACCAATGTCGTGATAAAATTTTGAAACGTAATTAGATTCTTTATTAGATAATATATGACAAAAGAAAAAGAACCCATCCTCTAAAGATGTAACACCTGGTTGATAATTGTACAACAAAGGTTCTGGATCTCCAGATAAAAACTCCTCACATGTTTTTTTATGAAGAAGTGCGTGAAGTTTTGGATGTAAAAAATTTGGTATTGTTTCAACCAACTATTTTACGCCAGTAAATTTTACTTTTTTAATTTGTTGGTTGCTAGTCTGTCCTTTTGGCCCAGCACCTTTGTTTTGTCTAACCACAAATGCTGGCATAGTAATAGCAGCTGTATCAGCAACTGTAGGATTAGGAAAAGGATTTGTAGACTTTACAGTTTCCATTTTTGCTTGTTTAAATTTCATAAGACCTCTTAGTGTAACGTTGGTTTTTTCATTTTGAGCATGTTATCTTTATCATTCTCAAAAACCTTTTTACCACTTTCGCCCATTGTTTGTAAATAGATCATTTGAGCTGCTGTCATAAACAAAGATGCCACTACCATTCTTTCTTCCTCAGAAAAACTGTCTTGAAAAGCATAGTTTATTAAATCATCTACAATTTTATTTATTTGTTGTGTTTCCATATAGTTATTATGGACACAATTTGGTATTTATCAACTTCTTTTTCGTTTCTTTTTTTTCTTGCCAGCTTTAGATAAAGCTATTGCAACTGCTTGCTTCATCGGTTTACCCTCTTTTTTCAACATCTTAATATTCTTAGATATTGTTTTTTGTGACTTACCTTCTTTGAGTGGCATTTAATTTTTGCATTTGTATATTGTTTCTTTGTGCAGCTAACTGAGCAGTTTGTTGTAGTTTAGCTGCGTCTATCATAGATTTTTGTTCTAGCTTTGCCATGTCGAGCTCTGTTTTAGCTTGTTTAGCCATGGCATCTGCCATAACTCTTTGTCTTTCTATATCTATTTCTTCTTTCTTTAAATCAACTAATGGATCAGATCCTTTGCCTCCCTCTAAATATTCTTGCTCTTCAGCAACTAGTTGACCCATAATCTCAGATTGCACTTGAGCTATTTGTTCTTGTATTAAATTGTTAATTTGAATTTGCACCACATCAGGCACTTGACCACCAAATTGATTTGCAAGTTGTTCTAATTTTTCTCTATTTTTTTCCATAACATTTTTAACAGAGAGTTGTGATACGTGCTCTAATACATGAGAAGTAATATTGACTAAAACATCTGGTATTGTTCTAACTAAGACAGAGGACATAAATGCTCTATGAGTTTCAATGTGAGCTACATGATCTTGATCTGGAAATGCTTTTGCAACTTTTTTATTTAACAATTCTGCATTTTCTATTACAGGATCTTTAGGCATTGGCCTTGCTGGTGGAGGTAAAATTGCATCAATATTTTGTATTCCCAATGCTTGATACATCCTTCTATAAGCCTCATATGTGTTATGAATTTGTGGATTAGTTTGTGCTAATTGTAGTTGAGCTTGAGCCATTTGTATTCTTTGTGACATAGAAAAAATACTAGGATCTGACACTGGTATGATATCAACACGATTATCAAAATCTGTTTGTTTAATAAATCTTTGTCCTCCGGGAATGTTGTAAGGATACTCTGACGGTAAATATAATTGAAATATTCTAGCAAGTAATTTAAATTCAGTTTTTTGTGCATAATGACATCTTTTGTGAATAGCACTCATGACCTTTGTGCCTTGTTCAATCATTGCCATTGTTGTTCCTACAGGATTAGCGTTATTAGAGTCTGCTATTTTCGCATCAGCTACTGCTGCAAATCTTTTGCCTGCATCTACGCAAAAACCTAAAAGCTGCATTAAAGTTTGACTAGGTTCCTTATAAGGTAAAGGAACAAAATTTTGCCTTAAATCTCCTCCTGGTGCATCGACGTCTCTAAATTCACCTGGTTGTAATGGATTGTCGTCATCACGAATTCTAAGTCCTCTAGCTTTGAAACCTGCTGGTAAATTTGAAAGTGTGCCCGCATCGATAAGTTGACGTAGCGCAGAGGTAGCCGTTCTGGATAAACCACCAAGCATGTGAATAAGACCAAAACCATAAAAGCCAAGACCTGGCAAAAAACGATAGTGTACAAAGTATTGTATCTTTTTCTTCTTTGGGTCTTCTTGTCTATAGTTACGTCTAATGGATAAAACTCTTCTAGAACCCTCATCTATTGTAACAATGTAAGGAAGTTTAACACCAGTAGGCATGTTGTTCAAACCTAGATCTTCAAAACCTGGTATGTCTAAATCACAATGCATTTCTAACAAAGTACATTGATCGTTATATTGATTGTCGTTTGGTGTTACACCATCAATCTTATCGTACTTTTCTTGTATTGAATCTTGTTTATTTATAACATCTAATTCAACGTCTCTATAAAAACCACTTACTTGACTTTTTCTTACATCATTTTTATTTTGTTTTAGTACGTGAGTTATTCTAGGCGCAGTCTCTAAATCAGTAGAATGATACGGCACTACTAAATCCTCTACAGGAATAAATTTTGCTACTGCTCTATCTAAGTTAGAATCATAATAAATTTTTTTAAATGCAGATCCTGCTAATGCTAGGAAAAATAACATTTGATCCATATCAGAATCATACTCCTCCATTACATCTGTAATTTGATAGTTCATAAATTCACGAACTCTTTTTGCTTGTTCTTCTACTTGAGGATTTTCAGCCCCTACAATATTACATTTTACTGGACCTCCTGCTGGTAGCAATTCTTTGTAAGCTTGTGCTTGAAACTGTGTAACTGATTCTGCTAACAATGGATGTGTGACACCACTAGCGCCTTGAAATGGTTGAGATCTATCTTCATATTTAAATCCTAATAGATCTAGACCTTGAGTGTATCCATGCTCCCAATCACCTCTGGTTTCTTTATCATTAAGATAATCTGACATTAAATCAGATGAAATTTTTTCTAGTTCTGTTTCATCTATAAAATCTGCTAAGTTGTCATCGAAACCTGGACCTCCAGTCATTTGAGGTTGACCAAACAATGCTCCGCCATCTTGTAACATTTGCACGTCGCTCTGTTGTCCTGTGTTTACATCAACTTCAACAGTTCCTCCTGCATACTGATCAACACGCGGCAGTTCTTCAACTGGTGGATTGATTGGATTAATTCGTTTATCTATTGCCATTACACGCTCTTCATGAATATTTCGATGTCAATTAGGGGATCACCCATGTCATCTTTTGTTTTACCACCCTTTTTAAATTGTGGCAAACCAATCTTTTTAAAGAGCTCTAAGTCAAAGCCCTCTGCTCTTAAATCGATATATGGCATATTAATTAATATTAGGTCTCTATCTGCTCCACCGACTCTTACATGATTTTTTAATCCTGGAAAATTTTCTATAGCCTGAACATATCTAGATGAGGTAGCCTCAGAATAATCATCACCAGGTCTTCTACTAAATTTGTATGTTCCATCTCTTTTTACTTGTAATTGAACTGATTCTATTTGCTTTTCATTAAGACCTAAAGCTTTACCTCTTTTAGTAATATCTTTGTTAATATCTTTAATAAATTTATCTATTCTACCATCATATATAGTTTTGAATCCTTTATATGTATCTGAATTAGCATCGCCTGCATTCTCATAAACAGCAACAACATCTGCTGGAGACCATCCTAAATATGCATCACCATCAGCAATAGCTTTCTCTAAATTATCTTTTACTACTTGTTTAATCCAATATTGTGCACCACCTGAAAAAGGATAAAAATTATCACTAGCAGTTTCATAAGATTCTGTAGAACCCTCTGGTGGTTGAGATCCAGGAAACTTTATGTCCGTGCTTTTTATTTTACCATCAAAGAGATCTGTTTGAAGTTCCATCATAACAGTTCCTTTTTGATCATTAGCATAATTTATTAATTTAGCAGATCTAGAAAAAGCAAAATCATGACCTACTGACGGATGACTACCTTCATGCTGCGAAAGTTTTGAAGGCTGATCATACTCAGGTTTAAATGTGTGTGATAGTATCTGGTAATTTTCAGATCTTAAATTAGGAAAAGCAATAGACATATGCTCGTTAGTAAATTGATTGTTACGTAAAGTTTCTGTTATGTTACTAATTGAATTTAATATTTCATTATTTTGTCTAGTTGCATTAATTGTAGCAGAATCTAGATTAGGATATTCACTCATTAATGTTTCGGTCATCTCAGGTATCTTACCGAGCGCAGCTTCTGCATCTTCTCTATTAGTAGCTTTTTGCATTTCTTTTAGTTGATCCGTAACTAAATTACGATACTGATCCATAAATTGACCTAGTGGTCCTGGACGGAAAACCATATTCATGTTTTGAAGTCGTGTTATTTCTGTTCTTAAATTTTGTGGAAGTAATTCTTGATCTTCTCCTAATTTTTTAGCTGATCCTTCTTCATAACCAAAAGCGATTTGATTCGGGCCCGATTGTAGCAATGTTACTAATTCTGATGCAGTGTATTTATCTTTATCCGAGCCACTAGCAATCATGTTATTTAGATAACCCATTCTACCTGTATCTCTTAATTCTAAAGTCAAACCTTTTTGAGGATCTGAAAGTTCATTACTCCATTGATCAAGAGTTTTCTTTTCGTTACCTGAATAATTTGCTTTGATATAATCTTCTGTTTTACTAAATCTTTTGTTTATAGATTTTTCGCCAATATCTATCTCATCTATGTTTTCAATCATCTTTGTTGGAACTAAGGCTTTAGATTCTTTTTTCTTATCGCCCATTGTTAAAATAAAATCATCCGCAGTTTGTGGCTCGGGAAGAGGTGTTATGTTACTTGTATCAATTTTAGGTTGTTCCACTGTTATGTTAGCATCATCAATGGGTTTCTTTGGTTTGGGTTTTGGTGTTATCAACGGGGGTAGTTCAACTTTTGGAACTTTTAATCCTGTATCTTTAGCTCTCTTAGCTTCCTCTTCTTGTTGTTTTCTAATTTCTTCCTCACTTGGTGCAAAGACTTTACCTGAAGGAGTGTCGATCATAGGAGTCACAGCTGTGGCTCCCATAGCTAGTATCGGTAACAGATCTCTTAATGCACCTATCTGATCACTTTGTAGATTTGGCTTTTGTATTTGTGGTAAAATATCTAAAGCACTAGGATCATCTAGTACACTGGCTGCCCCTGCTTGAAACTTTTTCTTTTTAGCCATTAGCTAAGTCTAGCTTTTCTAAAGCCTCTTTTAGCTGCGCCAGTTCCACGGACACCGGTTCGCGCACCGTCTTTCGCTTTTTTAATTTTAGCTATTGCAGTTCTTACGCCACCTTTAGCAGTAACCTTTTGTTTAGCTGCT